CTTTGGCGCTTCAGGCACGCCTGACTCTATGATGGCGTCGATGCTGCCGGACACGTGCGCACCGAAGTCCACGCGCGCCTGCTGCTTGCCTGCGCAACGCACATCGAGGCCAATGGCGCGCAGGTCCGACACGATGGTGGCCTCTTCCATCTGGCCCCTGCGGAACAGGCGCAGGATACGGCCAGGGAACTTTGGCTGCACGGCCCACCGGAAGGACAGCCACAGCCAGCGGTCGCAGGGGTGGCCCAACTGGCTGCAGCCCATGTGTGGCCTGGGCGGCTCGGCCAGCGACTCGTGGTGCTTGTCGATCAATGATTGGATGCTATGGTTCGGCTCTGGTATCTCCACGGGTGTCTCCTTCGATTGGTTCCGACCAGCGCCTGCTCACGCAGGGCTGGTCTTTTTTTCGCTTATTTGCCCTTGGCCCAAGGTGGTGCGGCCTTGCCGGACGCTGCCGGTGCTGCTGCCGCTGCTTGTGCTGGCGCGAATGCCGCCGCATGCGTTGGCACGCTGCCGGTGATCGCCTTGAAGCCCTTGACCTCGTTCTGCGCAGCGTACTGCTCGGTCGCGTCGCGCACGCCCAGCTTGATCTGCAGGACGCCACCGATCAGTTGGTCGGTGTCCGTGACCTTGGCCAGGCCAATGGCGCGCATCAACTCGCCAAGCTGCTGGCGTCCGATCTCTTCGGCCTTGGCGCTGGCGTTCCTGATGTTAAGGTTGCCGAACACCACGCGTCCCTGGTGCGTCGGCCCGGTGATGTCGTAGCGCACCTTGATGTACTGGCCCGAGCCATCTTTGGTGGGCTTGAGTTCAGCGGCCGTGATGTGGGCGTTGTACCAGCCGGGAGGCAGCGGATCGTAGTTGCCACCGTTGCCCTGGGGCAACTCGTTTGCGTCGAAAGTTTGTCCGAGGAATGCCATGCTACTTCTCCTTGCGAAGGATGGTGAATGAGGGGCGGCCAGGCTTGGCCGTGATTGCTGCGGCCAGCGGCTTGGTGATGGCTTCGTCCGTCGCCTTCCAGACGGCCATGTTGATCTCCGGCTTCCACCGGAAGAGGCTGGCCAGGTGCTCGGTCAGGCCGAACTCGGCGGCCAGTTCCTGCACCTTGTCGCCATCGACCTTGCGGTCGATGCGGCCGACGATCTTGATCACGAAACGATCTGGCTCGACCGTTTCTGTGCCTTCCATGTTCTCGGACACGCCAGCCAGCGCCTTGATGCGGTCCTCGATCCTGCGGCGGTCCTCGGTGGCCTCCTTCTCGGCCTCCTTGGCCGCCAGCCACATGGCGGCCAGTTCGTTGAGGTCATCAGTCAGTTTGTCGGGCAGGGGCATGATCACGCGCCTCCCTGTATCTTGGCGATGATCGCGCCCAGGTCCGGAGCTTCCCATGCCTCCAGCTTCCCGCTGCGGTCCTTTGCCAGCCAGAGGCCGTCGCTGTCGCACATCAGAGCGCGCTGGGTAACACCCTCGCCATCCTTCTCGACCCGCAGCGCCAGCACCTCGTCAAAGAAATAGGGAAGGGCCTGGCCGGTCTTGTTACCAGGCATCGAGGGCGAGTACAAGACCCGGCCCATCTCGTCTTGCGTCTTCTCCAGCTTGGCGCTCATGTAGACGTGGCGGCCTGGCAGGTCGCGGAAGGCCCGGATGATGTCGGCCATCTGCTCTTGCATCGCGCCGTATGCCTGGCGTGGGTCTTTGGTCGCCTTCTTCTCGGCGTTGAGCACCACCTCGGCGATCTCGCTGATCGAGTCCAGGGCCACCGACTGGTAGGCCTTGGCATCGATGCCACGCAGCCAGGTGTAAGCCTCCTTGAGCGTGTCCATATCGCTGATCTCGATGTAGGGCAGGTCTGCGTCCTGAATGGACAGCAGGCCACCTTCAGCCGAGAGGACGATGGGGTTGGGCAGCGTCTTGACCAGGCTGGTTTTGCCAGCCCCTGCTTGACCATAGACGAGCACCTTCACACCGTTGGCAGCCAGGCTGCCGGTCGTTTTTACGTTGATTGCCATCAGGCATCTCCTTCAGGATTGCTGCGCCTTCGGCCAATTCCGTTCGCGCAGTGGTTGCTACTGTACCGGGTTTCCGGGTACAGTGCAAGCACTCCCGCAAATAAAGTTTCAGAGGTGCGATTTATGATGACTATTGAGCAGATCAAAGACAGGCTGAGGGATGCCAACCTCAAGCGAGTCGCTAAGAACGCTGGCATCCATCCGGCCACGGTCTACAGGTTCATGCAGGAGGACTCCAAGCCTCTGTATGAGACGGTCAAGGCGCTGTCGGACTACCTGATGCGCCAGGAGGCCGCACACAATGGCTGACCTCTCCAAAGTGCTCGGCGGCCCCTGGTCGCCACCACCAGAAAAGCGCATTGCCCCTCCGGAGGAGCAGCTAATTGATGCGATCCGTGCGGCAGGCCTTGAACCACCGGACCACGTGGTGCTCGACGGCAAGCTGCACAGGTTTAGATCTGGCACCAAGGGCAGCGCCAAGGCAGGCGACAAATCGGGCTGGTATGTGGCGTTCGGAGACGGCATCCCAGCAGGCAGGTTCGGATGCTGGCGCATGGGGTTGGAATCGCCGTGGCGTGCAGACGTCGGCAGGCAGCTATCCCCGGCCGAGGAAATGGCCCACGTGCGGCGCATGGCCGAGGCCAAGGCACTGCGCGACGCAGCACTGGAGAAGCAGCACGAGGTGGCCGAAAGCACGGTGGCGGCGATCTGGAGTCAGGCATCGGCGGCCAGCGAGGATCACCCCTACCTCAAGCGCAAAGGCGTCCAGCCCCACGGCGCACGGATCACAGGCGACGGCCGCTTGATGCTCCCACTCTTCGGCCAGGACGGCACCTTGTGCTCGCTGCAGTACATTGCCAACGATGGCGTCAAGATGTACCACCCAGGTGCCGAGGCCGGTGGGAAGTTCTGGATGGTCGGAACGATGGACGAACCAGGCACCCTCTACGTCGCGGAGGGCTTCGCCACAGCAGCAACGATCCACGAGACAACATGCAGGCCGTGCGTGGTGTCCTACAGCGCCAGCAGCCTGGTGCCGGTCACTGGTGCCCTGCGCGAGATGTACGGCAGCAGCCAGGACATCGTGATCGTCGCAGATCACGACAAGCATGGCGTTGGCCAGAAGTATGCTGACCAGGCCAGTGCCAAGTACGGCGCACGCGTGGTCATTCCTCCAATCGAGGGCATGGATGCCAACGACTATGCCCAGGCAGGCCACGACCTGACAGGCTTGCTGGTGCAGTCTACCGGCTCGGCTGTGATTGACAAGCTCAAGGTGGTTTTTGGCGACCAGTTGGGCAGCGACTACGAGGCACCGGACGAACTGGTCGAAGGATTGATGACCATCGGAAGCTCGGTGGTGGTCTATGGGGACAGCAACTCGGGCAAGACCTTCTGGGCGCTGTCGGTGGCCACAGCGATCGCCACCGGGTCCGACTGCTATGGCCGCAAGACCGACCCAGGCCTGGTGGTCTACCTGGCCAGCGAAGCCCCGGCCAGCATCCGGTCCCGCATGCAGGCCATCAAGAAGTTCTACGGCTGCAACCTGGAGAACCTGGCGATGGTGCCGGTTCCGATGAACTTCTACTCCGGCGCGCAGGATGCCCACGACGTCATCGAGATGGTCAGGGCCATCGAGCAGATCAAAGGCAAGCCGGTGCGCCTGATCATCGGCGACACGCTGGCCAGGATGAGCGCAGGCGCGAACGAGAACAGCGGCGAGGACATGGGGCCAGTCATGGCCAGATTCGATCAGGTGGCTACGGCAACAGGCGCGACCATGATGATCATCCACCATAACGGCAAGGATGCGGCCAGAGGCGCACGCGGCTGGTCAGGCATCCGGGCGCACATCGACACCGAGATCGAGGTCAGCGAGAAGGACGGCGTCCGGTCGGTCAATGTCACCAAGCAGCGCGAGTTGCCCAGTAAGGGCGAGACGATCTATTTCAAGCTGGAGGTGGTCGAGATGGGTACGACCAAGTTCGGCGGCGTGGCCACCACCTGCGTGGCAGTGCCCGACGAAGGGGCCACAGAGGGCGAACAGCCGCGTAAAAAGGACAGCAAGATCGACAGCCACCGCAAGACATGGGAAAACGCCTGGTGGGCCTCCGGATGCGAGGAACGCAACGGCCTGCCATACCTCAGCCGGTCGGCATTGAAGGACAAGCTGCTGGCCGACGGCAATGCAGAGCGCACCGTGCGCAACATGGTCAACCCGTCATACGATGACAAATTGATCGGCGCGCTGCTGCAAGCCGGACTGATCGAGACCTACGAACACGGCTGGATCATGACCAACGAGACGCATGCGAGTGCGCTCTTGATGAGGAAGAATTCCTGTGGATAACCTTGTGGATAACGTGACCCTAAATGACCCTAGGGTCAAAATCAGGGTCAGGGTCAAAAAGGGGCAAAGCAGAGCGATCTTGACCGACATGACCCTGACCCTTACCCCCTTTATATAAGGGGTCAGGGTCAAGGGTCAGGGTCAAGGTCGCGATGCAGGGGTCAAGGGTCAACGGCTTTGAATTATCCACACAAACCCTTTATAGTTTAGGCAAAGGATTTAGAAGGAGATCGCAATGGGCAAGATGTATGCAGGAAACCCGCCAGCCGATGGCGAGGGATGGATCCAAGTTGGCAGGTGCTTGGACGGCGATGAGGTCGAGTGGCTGGTGTTCAGCAAGGCGCAGAAGCACACACCGGACTGGCTGACCTACAAGATCGTGGCCAACGGCAGGGCACGCAACAAGGCCAACTACTGGCTGGTGAGGAACGCCAGAACCGGGCGGGTAGGGTTTTCCAGGGACTACATGTGCATGCGCGACAGCCGTCCGGAGCTGTACGAACAGGTCGATGCGATTCTCAAGAAAGTGAGCAAGCAGTGAGCACCACCAA